GCCGCCTGCGCCTGCGCCAGCATCGCCGCCAGCACCAGCACCAGCGCCTGCGCCAGCATCGCCGCCAGCACCAGCACCAGCGCCAGTGCCAGCATCGCCGCCTGCACCTGCACCTGCACCAGCGCCAGCATCGCCGCCTGCACCTGCGCCAGCGCCTGCATCGCCGCCTGCGCCTGCGCCTTCATCGGCGGGGCGGCGCATGGCCAGCATCATCCAGTATTTAACAAACATTCTGAGGGTTCCTTACAACAAGAGGGATCGGGTGAGTTTGATGAACAAGCCGATCTTTACGATTTCAGATCGTGGCAGGTCTTCGAAGGGGACAAGGCAGGGGTGGACCTTTCGGTCGGTGTCTTTTTTCTCGCCGTAAACCCATTTGTCCGCCTTCATTTCAGCCACGCGCGCGGCGTGCCATTCAGCCAGCGTGGCCTCCGGAGGCGGGCGCAAGCGTTCCGCATCGCTGATAGCACGGCGTTTCTCACGGTCAGAAAGACTGCCCCATGACGGCAATCGTTCACCTCCTGTCACACGCGACCAGGCGCGCGCTGTCTCATAGGATATTTGCGCGATGTCATCGTTGGTCAGCGTGAAATCGCCATCAGCCTTTGCCGGGTTCATCTTTGCGGTCCCTTCCTGTTGTGATGATTGGATTGCCGCCAAGGGCGTCAATTGCGATGCCCATCTGCCTGCGACCTTCGTTGATCAGCATGGTGGACGGGTCCAGCGCGCCATTGACGCCGATGGCCGTGGTCCGACTGAGACAGGCATACCGGGCGAGAAACCGGCGTACGATCCGGTTTGACAGCCAGCGTTCGGTGGCGGCGCGCAGATCATTCAGCTCCTCGTCTGTCAGGCCGCTTTCAAGCTGGAAGTTTTTCAGGTCGTCGCTCATTGCGATGCCGCCTGTTCTGCCCGGGCGAAGCCTTCGACAGCGCGTGACCCTTGTTCGGCGGCATCAAGCGTTTGTTGTAATGCCTGGGCATCCTGTGTCTGGCGTGCGCGTTCTTCAACGTCGGCATCTGAGCGCTGGACTTTTGACGGAACGGCAAGGCCGTCATGGACAACATCCGCCGCCGCCATCACGTCGAATTTATGCTGTACGCCGGGGTCGAGCTGAGCGAGCTGGGCAACGGCAGCGCCGTATTGCAGCGTTGCGTTTGCCGCCTTTGACCGATGGGCTTTGACCATCGGAGACAGGTAGCGAACCTCCATGACTGCATCGCTCAATTCATCCGGCACAGGGGGAAGCTGTCCCGCATCATCGAGCATCCGATACCGGCGCGCGATAAAGGGCGAAAGAAAGCGGCTCATGATGCGACCGATAAACGGGCTGATTGCCTCCTGTCGGCGTTCGTCGTTAATCAAAACTTCCTCAACCGATGGTGTCGGTGAGTTCGCCGCCGCCATTGCTGAACCGAGAAACGCATCGCTGATCGCAGCGCGCAACATGACTTCCTCCTGGTCAGCCGCGTTCAGGTTGCCCGTGACGTCCATGCGCTGTGCCAGCATTTTGCCTTGATCATCGATAGCGCCGGGATTTTCGGCAAAGGGCCGCAGATCAAGCGCGCCATCGAGTTCGGAGTGTGTCGCGATGGGGGGCGTTGCCTGAAGCTGGCGCGCCAGCAGCATCGTGCGGCGGATTTCGTTCAGGACGTGCATGTCAGGCAAAGCAACCTCACCAAGCCCCCGGCCATATTCTTCACCGGCGAGCGAAATCCAGTCCGCGACGAAGTAAGGCATCTCACCATAGCCGCCGCGCGATATGCGGTGCTTTGCCTCAACTTCGATATATTCAGACCGGTAACGCGGGGGCCATGCCTGACCGCTGCGATAATCCTGTTCAGGGTAGACCGCGTGCAAAATATCGATGGTCGTGCTGGGTTCCTGTTTGAATTTTTCGGCGGTTGCCGGGGATACGGCATCAACGCCGAATGTTGAGACAGCCGTCGATACCGTCATTTTCCAGCGACGGTCAAAATTGGTCAGCGTGCCAAATTCATCGCGGCTGAAATAGCATTGTGCCAACGGAACCGACATATCATGGATAAAATCACGACCTGGTGGGCGCGCCGAATAGAAAGTGGAAGGGCCAAACAACAGAAGTTGAAGGATCCATGAATACAGGCTGTCGTAAAAATTCGACACAGATGGATCAAAGGATCGTCGCAGGCGATGATTGACCGTCGCCAGATATTCCTTCGCCGCTGACGATTTCGCCAGCGCCTTGTCTTCGGGGCCAACATCGAACCATTCGTCGCTGATCAAATATCCATAGATCGCAGAGGCCAGTGTGATCACCGACCGGATCATGGTGCCATCGAGACGGCCCTTGTCCAGGCGCTCGCCGGGGGTGCGATCTCCGATAAAGCCGCCGGTATGTTCCAGCGACATCGCCGCGATCTGCTCCCATTTATCCTCGAACGGTGCGCGCGCAGATCGGCGGGCATCATGGTGCTGGAGGATCGTTTCGACCTTCATGCCGATGCGCCGGTTTTGGTCGACAGGCCGGGGATTTGATCGCGGGTCAGGATGGTTGAGCGCGCACCGCGACGACGGGCGCGGCGGTCCGCCTCTGCCTGACCTTGCGCAATTGCCGCGTCATCGTCAGGCGATGCAACGGGCGCTGGTGTTTCGATCTTTGGGGTTTTACCGAAGGCCATTGGCTTTTCCTGTTCTTAGACGTTGAACGTCACAAGCATGGTGTTGTCGTCATTGGGCGCGCTTTCGACGCCGCCTAGTTTTTTGAGAAACCGCCGCGCGGCGGTCCATTCGGGGTCAACATTTGTCACCGCCTGTTTCCAGTCGTTGCGGCGCAGGCGGGCGCGCTCTATCGCGATCAAGTTGACCAGATACGGGACGGCGCGGCGGAAGATCGGTGCGCCGAAACCACCCAGCAGCAAGCGCCCCTCTAACGTGTCCGGGGCGGCGGCGATGAGTACACCGACGGCCTTATGATTTTGCGTTACCGTAATGCCGCTGATAAAGTCGGCCCCCAAAAAAGTCGCGGCGATCTCTTCGACGATTTCCGCGAGTGACCGGCCCGGAAAACAGCGATACAGGTCTGGCAGGTATTGCGGCGCGAGGTTATGCGCGATCTGGGCCAGCGCCATCTTTCCCGGCTTTCCGATATGGTATTCGAAGCGCATCAGGTGCCGTACCTTGCAAGGGGGTTCATGGCTGGTTTGTGTGCGCGAGGCTTGGGCCGGTTGCGCGCAGCCTGTCGGCGGTCACTGTCCAGAGCCAGATCCATTTCACCCAGATCAACAGCGCCATATTCTGCCGCCTCGCAAACGTGCGAGCATTTTCCTTTGGTTGGTTTTTCGTCGTATTCCGTGCCTGCCATCGTGACGACGGTGCGTTTCTTGAACTTGAAATCACGGGCAAGGCCAGCCACCAGAACCGGGCATCGCTTTCCGTCGAAGGTGCAGGCAGGCCGGGTCTGGAAACGGCGTTTGAGTAAGCCGCGCAATCCGGCGCGGCGGATTTGCGGATCGTTTTTGCAGCGTGATCCGCGCCATTCGATGCCGGTGGTTTCGGTCATCAGCTTGAGCCATGTGCGCAGCTCGCCATCCTCGTCCTCAGTCGCGGATTGCGTTTTTGCGTTGGCCGTTGGATCGGCGCGGGCAAATTTGGGACGGGGCAGATTGCGGTAGCGTTCGGTCGCCAGCAGATCGTTCAGAGCGCGGCCAAAAGCCTGTGCGCCTGTGCCGGGTTCGGCAACGATTTCGTCGAGGTAACGAACCTCTCGCGTGTCCGGGTGCTTTTGCTGAATGGTCAGCGCTGGACTGCCGCCCGCATCGGCGCTGATCGACAGCGGAACACCGGGCCACGGGTTCAGGCCGTGCGGCTGGACATGCGCGCCTTCTTCGAATTCTTCGTAGACGGGCTTTCCATCGCGCATAAAGCCGATTTCATTATCGACCATGCGCTTGATCCAGTCGGGACTGTTCTTGTTGGTCTCGATCTGCTGGTCGTAATAGTCGGATGGCAGGAAGGCGAGGTTTTCCGCCTTCGGATCGCGCCCGCCTGGCTGGCGATGAAACCCGACATTTTCCGGTTTGCGCAACATGAAGAAATCGACGCACCACGAATAGGGATCAGGCGCGTTGAAATCGACAAAAAGCTGGGTCTGGACAGGTTCGCCGTGGTCCTTTGACGGATAGCGACCCAAGCGACCGACCAGCGCCTCGGCCATTTCCTTGGTGGCGGTCGTGCCCTCGGGCAACCAGCCATCGGTTGTTTGGATGCCCTTTGCAGCGTCATGCGCTGTCTGCTCGCCGATAGCCCGAAACCATAGCTGGGCCACGACCAGATGCTCTTGCTCGGTATAAGGGCTGACGATGCGGAAACGGATTTCATGCTCTGCTGGGTTATCCTTGCCGCCGGTCCAGATGATCGATTTTTTGTAATCTTTCGGCACCCATTCAAGCCAGTCGGCAATCGCCTTCGACCAAATCTCGCGATAGGTCCGCATCCACACGATGCAGCGGTAGCGGATGACGCCATCGATCTTTGACGGGCGCTGCATCGTTGCCTTCTCGATGATGCGAACGATGACGCCAGTGGTCTTGCCGCCGCCCTGCGGCCCCATCAGGCCGACGACCTTTCGATCATCCTCCATGAATGCCG